TATCAACTTGATGCGTTTGTTCATGCAATGCAACACCGAAGATCATTACTTTTATCACCAACAGCATCCGGCAAATCCCTTATCATATATCTCCTGTTCAGACAATTTTATAATTACCAAAACTTAAAAGGTTTAATTATTGTTCCTACAACATCTTTAGTTGAACAATTATACTCTGATTTTGCAGACTATAACAATGGTTCTGTGGAAAACTTGGTACATCGTGTATATCAAGGTCGTGAAAAAGAATCAAATAAACCTCTAATCATTTCTACTTGGCAATCTCTATATAAGATGCCAAAAACTTTTTTTCACCAATTTGATTATATTATAGGTGATGAAGCACACTTATTCAAAGCTCAATCGTTAACCTCTATATTAACATCTTGTATTAATGCCAAATACCGCATAGGACTTACAGGAACACTTGATGGTACAAAAACACATCAACTTGTATTGGAAGGTTTATTTGGTCCTGTGAAGAAGGTAATCACCACCAAAGAGTTAATTGATAATAAGCAAGTATCGGATTTTGAAATCAAATGTTTAATTTTAAGACATGATGATGAGATTTGTCAATATATGAAAGATTGCACTTATCATGAAGAATTAGAGTATCTGATTACAAATAAAAATCGTAATAAATTCATTAAAAATCTTGCGGTTAGCTTAGGTAATAATACATTAGTTTTATATCAAATGGTTGAAAAACACGGAGAGATCCTGTATAATATGATAAAAGAAACAAAACAACTTGGCAATCGCAAAGTGTTTTTTGTTCATGGTGGTACAGATGTAGATGCCAGAGAAAATATTAGACAAATTATGGAGACGGAAAATGACGCAATTGTGGTTGCAAGCTACGGTACTTTTAGTACTGGTATTAATATACGTAATCTCCACAATATTATTTTTGCGTCACCAAGCAAAAGCCGTATCAGAAATTTACAATCGATTGGACGAGGCTTGCGTAAGAGTGATGGAAAAGATAGAGCGACACTTTACGACATAGCAGATGATATGCGATATAAAAAACATATGAATTATACATTAAAACATTTCGTGGAAAGTACTCGGATATATAATGAAGAGAAGTTCCCATTTAAAATCTATAAAATAGGATTAAAAAATGATACAAATAATTAGATTAAAAAATGGTGAAGATATTATTGGACAAGTGGCTTCATTAGAATCAGATACCTTTGAAATAAAAGAACCTATGAGTGTTGGATTAGAATATCATAATAATCAATCTCATTTGGTTATGCATCATTGGTTACCTGTACAAATCATTTCCATTAATAAAACTGTTTTAAAAAAGGAAGATGTTCTCACTACGTTTCTTCCTAATGAAGAATTTGCTGAGTATTATACAAATACGATTGATAAATTAAATAAGATTTTGGAAGCTAAAAGAATTGCTGAGTCAATGACTGATGAAGAAATTCAACAAGCTATGGAAGTAATTCATTTAAATGAAGGAAGATTAGTAATACATTAATATCATCGGGGCTACACACCGTACTATACAGATTGTCAAGCCCTAAGTCAACAACATTTTGTGGTATATTTGAGATGAGTAAACAAAAACATTATATAAACAACGCAGATTTTCTTAAAGCACTTATTGATTATAAGAATGCAAAAAAGGAAGCAAAAAGGTTAAAACAACCTGATCCTATTATTCCTAATTATATTGGCGAATGCTTTATGAAAATTGCCGAAGGTTTGTCACACAAACCAAACTTTATTAATTATACCTATCGTGACGAAATGATATCTGACGGTATAGAAAATTGCCTAATGTATTTTAATAATTTCAATCCTGAAAAGTCAAACAATCCATTTGCATATTTTACACAAATTATTTACTATGCTTTTTTACGTAGAATTGGTAAAGAAAAAAAACAGCTGTATGTAAAATACAAAGCAACAGAACAGTTTGGTATTTTAGATGAAGGTGAAATGATGGAGTTTGAAGATGGTACTACTGTACAATTTGAACTTTATGATAATATTGCCGAGTTTATTGAGAACTATGAAGAAGGTCGTGCAAAGAAAAAAGTGGTGAATAAACCAAAAGGGATTGAAAAGTTCATAGAGGAATGATATCATGTATAAGGTTTGTTATTATCCAAAATTAGAAGAAGCGACTGTATTATTTAAAACATTTGAAACTTTTAAAGAAGCGACTGAATTTTCTTTAAAGTTACCTGAAGAATCTATATTAGAAATTAAACATTATGACAAAAGTAGCTATTATCACGGACCAACATTTTGGGGCACGCAATGATTCAATTCATTTCCTTGACTACTATCAGAAATTTTATTCGGAATGTTTTTTCCCTACCTTGGATAGTCATCATATATCTACTGTGCTTATACTCGGCGATACGTTTGATCGTAGGAAATACGTAAACTTTTTTTCTTATAAACGTGCCAGAGAAATGTTCTTTGATATTTTGTATCAAAAGAATATTCAAGTACATATGTTGGTAGGTAATCATGACACCTACTATAAAAATACCAACTCTGTTAATTCTTGTGATTTATTATTACAGGAATATGGTAACATCAATGTTATTGAATCTCCAAAAACAATTAACGTACATGGCGTAGATATTTGCATGATGCCGTGGATTTGTCCAGAAAATGAAGAAGCGTCAATAAAAGAAATAGAAAATACCACAGCAAAAATTTGTATGGGGCATTTTGAAATTGAAGGTTTTGCTATGTACCGTGGTTCACCAAGTTCGGAGGGATTACAACGTGAATTGTTCCATAAATTCTTTTATACTTTTAGTGGGCACTACCACCACAAGTCTAGTGTTGGCGATATTCATTATCTTGGCAATCCATACGAACTCACATGGCAAGACTATAATGATCCTAGGGGTTTCCATATTTTTGACCTGGATGACTATAGCCTTTCATTTATTGAAAACCCTAACAAGATGTTCTTTAAATTAGTCTATGATGACAAAGAAGAAACCATTACTGAAATTACCAATAAAGACTTTTCAAAATATGCCAACACTTATGTAAAAGTGGTGGTAGTAAACAAAACAAGTCCCTTTCTGTTTGACCGGTTTATGGAAAATTTATACAAAGTCAATCCAATTGATATTACCATTGCCGAGGATTTTACAGACTTGACAGAAGGCGTAGATGATGATATGATTAATCAAGCAGAAGATACTTTAACAATTGTCAATAAGTATATTGATACCACAACAGAAGATATCAATAAAGATAAGTTAAAAAATATTATGCGTGAATTATATGTTGAAGCTTTAAATACTGATAAAACATGATTAAATTTCAAACGATTCGTTGGAAAAATATATTAAGTACAGGCAATAGTTTTACGGAATTACAATTAGATAAATCACCTAATACCTTGGTCATTGGCGCCAACGGTGCAGGTAAATCTACTTTGTTAGATGCTTTGTGCTTTTCTTTATTTGGAAAACCATTTCGTAAAATAAACAAACCTAATTTATTAAACTCTATCAATCAGGCTAATGGTCTCGTTGAAGTGGAGTTTTCTATTGGTAAAAAACAATATAAAGTAATTCGTGGTATCAAACCAAATGTATTTGAAATTTATTGTGATGGTGTTTTAGTCAATCAGGATGCGGCCGCCAGAGATTACCAAGAAGTTCTTGAGAAAAGTATTTTAAAATTAAACTTTAAATCTTTTACTCAAGTTGTTATTCTTGGTTCTGCCTCTTTCACTCCTTTCATGCAGTTATCTCCTGGCGACCGCAGATTGATTATTGAAGATTTATTAGACATTCAAATTTTTTCTTCAATGAATACTCTAGTAAAAGAAAAACTGTCTGAAATTAAAGAATCAAATACACAAGTAAAATATAATCTTGAATTAACTTCTGAAAAAATTGAATTACAAAAGGCTAACATTGAAGAACACAAGAAACATAATGATTCTGAAATTGAAAAGAAAAGAAAAGAGATAGAAAATTCTTCAGAACAAATTAATAAATTAAATAAAGATATTGAGTTAATACAAAAGCATATTGATATACTCAATCAAAAGATTGCCGATAAAATTGCCGTAGAAAGAAAAAGTTCCAAATTATTACAATTGGAATCCAAACTTGAATCTCGTTTTAAAAAACTAGAAAAAGAGGAGAAATTTTATGAAGAAAACGACAAATGTCCAACCTGTGAACAAGGTATCGCTCACGAACACCGACATCAAAGAATTGGTGGAATCAATAAAACAAAAGGAGAAATTGGAACTGCAAT